TTAACTTTTACTAATGGTGCTTTATCAAATGGTAAAGATCAAGTAATTAAATTAACAGGAACTCTTGAAGCAAACGTTAATGTTACTATTCCAAATTCAATAGAAAAAACTTATATAGTTGAAGATGGATGTAACCATGCAGGTTTCACTTTAACTTTTAAAACTTCATCTGGAACAGGTGTACTTTTATGCGAAGGTCACACTTACACTTTATATTCTGATGGAACTAATGTTGTAAAAGCAGGTGAACTTAGAAAATGGAGAGCAATAACAGCAGCTGAAACAGTTCAAGCTGGTGCTCAACTTTTAGTAAATACAAATGGTGGAGCAGTTACAGTAACATTACCAGCTTCTCCAAGTGCAGGTGATGAAGTTTCATTTATAGATCAAGGATACGATTTTAATACTAACGCATTGACTGTTGGTAGAAATAGTTCAAATATAGCTAATGCAGCTGCGGATTTAGTTGTTAATACACAAGGTGCTGGCTTTAGTTTAGTTTATTCGGGAGACGCTACTACTGGCTGGACATATAGGGAGAAATAATAAATGTCTAATTACGAGGCCACAAAATACGATTTTGATGGAGCTAGCCTTTCAGGTGTTCAAGGAATTGCAACGGCAACTATTATGCCATGGTCTTCTTCGTCAGTACCATCTGGATTTTTAGAATGTAATGGTGCAAATGTTTCAAGATCAACTTATTCTGATTTATTTGCAGTAATAGGTACAACTTACGGCGCAGGTGATGGTTCAAGCACTTTTGGTCTACCAAATTTACAAGATAACATACCTGTTGGAAAATCTGGTACTAAATCTTTAGCGTCAACTGGTGGAGCAAACACTGTAGCCTCAACTGGAAACGTAGCAGGCTCTACAGCCAATGCAACTTTATCAACAGCGCAACTTGCTTCTCATAATCATGGAGTTACAGGTGCGCGTTTTACTGGAAATAATAACGTTAAAGGAGCTCAAACACAGCAAATTAATGTTAACACACAAAATACAGGATCTGGACAAGGTCATTCACATAACATGTCTGCGACCTTTACAGGAGATGCAACATCTGTTATACAACCTTATTTAACAATAATTTATATTATAAAAACTTAAAGGAGAAAAAATGGCAACTAACGCAAATTGGACAGTAGTATTTGATGATAAAATAATTATTAAAAACTACTCAGAAGGTGCTAATGAAGGTGTAGGGCACAAAATCAACAATGATTCTTTTTGGAACGATTCTAAATGGTCAAATATTTGGGCAATTCAATATGTTTCAGGTAATGAAGATTATAGTGATAGTGTAGAATATAGAGATAATACAGCTCATACTTCATGGACGGCAGCTAACTTAGGAGATTTTAAAACTCAATTTATTGATAAATGGGACGCAGCTCATTTATCTGAATTACAATCTAATTGGGATGAAGATAATGCTGAGAGTGAAACTGAATCTGAAAAAATTACTAGATTAGGTGCAAGACCTACATCTTATTCCTCATAGGAGAATAAATGGCAAATTATGAAGCTACAAGATATGATTACGACGGTGGTAATATCACCGGACTTGTAGGAATTCCAACGGCAACTATTATACCGTGGTCTTCTTCTTCAGTGCCAACAGGTTACTTAGAATGTAATGGTGCGAATGTTTCAAGATCAACTTACGCAACTTTATTTGCAGAAATAGGAACTACTTACGGTGCGGGAGATGGATCAAGTACTTTTGGTTTACCAAATTTACAAGACAACGTAGCACTTGGAAAATCTGGTACTAAAGCTTTAGCATCAACTGGAGGTGCAAACGCAACTGCAAACTCTGGAAATGTTGGTGGATCAACAGCTAATGCAACTTTATCAACAGCGCAACTTGCTTCTCACTCTCATGATGGATTTCAACTTGGTATAGCAGATTCCATGTCTACTCAATATTGGCAAAGATTTAGTCGACAACAAAGATTTCCTTCTACCAATAGCACAGCATCTGTACACGGTCACTCTCACAACATGAGTGCTACTTTTACAGGTGATTCAACGTCTGTTGTACAACCTTATTTAACAGTAATTTATATTATAAAAACTTAGGGAGAAATGAACTGTGTCTAATTACGAAGCAACTAAATACGATTTCGACGCCGCAAATCTTACAGGCATTGAATTAATTCCTACTGCAACTATAGTGCCTTGGACTGCTGCTTCTATTCCAACAGGTTTCTTAGAGTGTAATGGTGCGAATGTTTCAAGATCAACTTACGCAACTTTATTTGCAGAAATAGGAACTACTTACGGTTCAGGCGATGGTTCAAGTACTTTTGGTTTACCAGATTTACAAGATAAATGTTGTATTTCAAAATCTGGTACTAAAGCTTTAGGATCAACTGGAGGCGCAAACACTGTAACCGCAACTGGAAATGTTGGTGGTTCTACAGCCAATGCAACATTATCTACGGCTCAACTTGCTTCTCACTCTCATGGAATAGGATCTGGAAGTGGTACACCTGGAGGTGGTAATAACGCTTTAGGATCTGCTCAATCAGGAATAGCTAATACTAATTTACAAAGCACAGGATCTGGACAAGGTCACTCTCACAACATGAGTGCAAACTTTTCTGGTGATGCAACTTCAGTTTTACAACCTTATTTAACATTAATTTATATTATAAAAACGTAATATTAAAATTACCTTAACATCATCCAAGAAGTTAAAATATATTTTTCTCCAGATAAAGGAGGATTACCTCTATGTAGATATGGAAATCCAGCGGGCCAAATAACTATTCTTCCTTTTTTTGGTTTTACTCTTTTTGAAAAATGTAAAAATTCTGTTTCTCCACCCTCTTCAACATCATTTAAGTATATACTAAAAACAAAAGCTCTAGGTTCATTATCAAATCCTTTACCATGTTCAATATGCCAAACGTGATAACCTTCCGTAGGTAAGGTTTTTTGAATTTTTAAAGAAGTAAAATAAAAAGGAACTCCATAAGCATCATCAGCTCCTACATTTTTAACATAATGATTCCAAGCTAAATCAAAATTTAACATTATTGTTTTTAACTCTTCCCACCATACATTCATATTATTTGGTGCTGCAAAGTATTGTTGATCTTGTTTTTGTAAAACAGATGCTTTTTCAAAACCTATTCTATTAATAGTATTATTAAATTTATTTTGATCTTCAAATAATTTAATGGCTTTATCACATTCCTCTGAAAGAATGTAATTATCATAAATTCCTATAAAATTATCTATATTAACTGTTTTATCTTTCATTTAATTTTTTTTTATAGTCAAAATGTTTATGTTGAGAAATATTGAATATTAAACTATATCTGTTTTTTTCTTCTTGAGATGTATCAAATCCATGTAGTATGTGAGGTGGAAATATATAATAATCTCCTGGTTCAGGATTTATTTTTAAATTTAATTCAGGAAGTATTAAATCACATCCTTTTGTTAAATATAAGATTCCATGAAGATCAGGGTGAATATGATAATCTAAACTATCTCCTTTTTTTATTTCATTGCCCCAAGCATTTTCAATAGTATTTTTTTCTAAAAAATGTTCAAATATGTCAGCATGAGTTGTTTGATGTTTATTAATAAGAAAAGTCATAAAATTAATAAAATTAGATTTATTTACAAAATAATTCCAATCCGTCATTCCACCTTTTACGTTTGTATAATTTTCCATTTTTGGATTTAAATTATTTTTTACATCCATCATAAAATTATGAATAAGATCAGGGTAAGGATAATGTCCAAATATAATATTTACTGTTCTTGGATAAGTAATAAATAAAGAATTTTTTTCTTCTGCTAATGGGTTATTTTTATTAAATAAACTAATCATTTTGCGACTTTCATTCTCTGTAAAACTAATATATAAAGCACTATATGCTACAAAAATTAAATTTCAAGCCTGGTTTTAACAAGATGGTCACAGATTCAGGAGCTGAATCTCAATGGGTAGATGGTGATTTTGTTAGATTTAGATATGGATTACCTGAAAAAATAGGTGGTTGGAATCAATTATCTATTGCAGGTGAAACTTTACCTGGAGCAGCACGTGCTCAACACACCTGGACATCTTTAGCTGGTGAAAGATATGCAGCTATTGGAACTTCACAAGGTTTATTTTTATATTACGGAGAACAGTTTTTTGACATTACACCATTAGATACAGCTATTACAGGATGCACATTAACAACTGTTAATGGCTCAAATGTTTTACAAGTTAATAAAGGCTCTCATGGTCTAGAAGTTGGAAGATATGTAACTTTATCTGGCGTAACTGTTACAGGTGCATCAGATTTTACAACAGCAGAATTAGAAAAAGCTTATGAAATTTTAACAGTTGCAACAGTAGATAAATTTACTGTGCAAGCTGTAAGAGCTGAAGGTGGATCAGGTATGACTGCCGCAGGTGCTGCAACTGTTAATCCTTACGTTGAAGTAGGTCCTGTTTTTCAAACCGCAGGTTATGGTTGGAGTACTTCTACATGGAATACTTCTACTTGGGGAACTGAAAGAACTACAAGTTCTGTAATCCTAGATCCAGGAAACTGGAGTCTTGATAACTATGGACAAGTTCTTGTTGCAACAATTAGAGATGGAGAAACTTTTACTTGGAATGCAGGAGCATCAAATGCTAGAACAATTAGAGCGTCTAAATCTACATCAGGTTTTTCAACTTCAGCTAACCCAACTGCATCAAGATTAACTCAAGTATCAGATAGGGATAGACATTTATTTCATTTTGGAACGGAAACAACTATTGGAGATTCTACGACTCAGGATCCAATGTTTATAAGATTTTCAAATCAAGAGGACTTAAATGATTATGCACCAACTGCAGTTAATACTGCAGGTACATTTAGATTAGATAAAGGAAATAGAATTGTTGGAGCAGTATCTGGTAAAGATTATACTTTAGTATTAACCGATAGCTCTGCTTATGTAATTCAATTTGTTGGTCCACCATTTACATTTAGTGTAAGACAAGTTGGTACTAACTGTGGATTGATTGGTCAACACGCATTAAGTTATTCTGATGGTAAAGTATTTTGGATG